CTGTCCAATATAAAAGATGTATGGAGTCTTTAAGGAAATTTTTGTGTGCTCCTCGATTTTTACAGGTTATAGAAACTTATACCTCATTAGAAGATCGTGATTTATTTGAGGCAGAGTTTGTTAGAGCGACCTGGGATAAACCGGATCTTACAACTGATGAAATTAATTTATATATCAACGTTTGCATGGATTATATTCATTTAAAGAAAATACAGTCCGCTATGAATAAATTAAATAGAATGTTTGATGAAGCCGAAGATCAGCAAGATTTAACAGTTAGACTAGCAGAGCTACTAAAGACTAAAAGCGAAGAATATAATCAGTGCGAAAAAAGAATGGAGTCTCTGATATCTAAACTACAGGGCGACAGATCAAAAAGAATTCAAAGTAACGTAGAAAAAAACGCAAGCATATTGAACCTTGTCCAGCTTTTTCAAGAAGAGGAAGAGAGGTTAATAATGGTTAGAATGGCTGAAATGCAGAAAAAAAGAATCTCTGAAGAAGCGGATAATTTAGAAAAAATGCCTGAATGGAAAGCTAGAGTTTTAGGCATAAGGAAAACAGACATTATCTAATGGAGGTTCAGCAGGTAGTAAATCAAAGATATACTTGCGGAGAAGGAACTCATATTCTGTCTCCAGGCCTTAAGCAATGCGCTTTAGATTTCTATCGAAGTCCTGAGTCTAGGGTTACACCATGTTTGTATAGAAATTGTCATTTTGATGGCTCTAAAACATTTTGGGCTGTTAAGTTTAGTTTTGAGTACCAACAGTTTTTTGAAAGGTGTAGTTTTATTGGAGGTTCATCTGGTTTAATTGACGTATGTAGAGGTGGAGACTTGAGCTTTAAAGATTGTACTTTTGTTGGCAATTCTAGAAAGGCTCAATTATTTATTAGGGGGGGCGCTAAAAATATAGTTTTTGAAAATTGCAAATTTATATCTGAAAGGTCGTTTGTTTTTTCTAGCTGGTTTGTTTTTGGTTCTTGGTCTTTATTTGATTTTTTTTATAGACCATATCTCAGGAACATAGAAATTAAAAACTGTACCTTTACAAAAGGCTGTATTATGAAGGGGATATCTATGTATTCAGAAAAAGTTAAAAGAGATAATTCCTACTTTCCCTGGCTCACAATGCCATGCTGGATGATTAGAGTTTATTGGAAAATAAAAAGAAGAGTTTTGAAGAATAAAAACATTCCGCTCTTCATGTCTAAGGTATATCCTCAAGAATTATGATTGAGTGCAAGGTATGTAAAAAAACTTTTAAGTCAGAAAGAGCTCTGCATTGCCATTTAAAAGCTCACGATATGACCATAGCTGAATATTATACTCAATTCTTTCCAAGAAAAAATAAGTTAACTGGAGATAGTATAGCGTTTAAAGATAAAGATTCATACTTCGATACGGATTTTAATAATTATTCTGAATTAAAAAAATGGTGCAATATAACTCATGCGGACGAAGTCAAAGAGTATATACTAAAACTTTTAAAAAAGCGAATTTCTTCTCGAAATCTTAATCGCGCTCCAGGTCATTTAGAATTACTTATAAATAAAATGCCAACTATAGATCATTATAGAACTCATTTTGGCTCTTACAGTAAAGCTTCTAGCTTACTTGGAGTAAAACCGTTGTTTGAAAAAGCTTTACCTCCTGATTTTAATAATTGCGACACATCCATGTTGAAAATATTTATAGACACCAGGGAGCAACAACCTCTTTCGTTTGCTAATTCTGAAGTTATGGCTTTAAATATAGGGGATTATACTGCCGCAGGGAGTTTCTATGATAGAACTTATATAGACCGAAAGAGCACTAATGATTTTATCGCAACATTAAGTTTGTCAAATTTAGATAGATTTAAAAGAGAGATAGAGCGGGTGCGGAAAGCGGACTCATATTTATTTATTCTGATTGAGTCTAATTTGAATTCTCTTGAGGCTTATATGCGGGCAGCAAAAAACAAGAAGTTTGGCCCACATAAAACTAATTTAAAATTTATATATCACAACATGAGACAAATTATGCATGAATTCCAGGATTGCTGTCAGTTTGTTTTTGCAGACGATAGGGGCGGTTTAGAAAATATAATTCCTAAAATATTATTTTTTGGTAGTATTATTTGGGGGGTAGACTTACAATATTATATAGATAAAAATGAGCTGGACATCAGGAAATCAAAATAGAGAAATAGATAATTGCATTAATCAAATCATTTCTGAGAAGAAGGGTTTTATTGAAGAGAAGGAGGCTAAATTACTTTTGTATAAATTTCTTAGAGAGAATACCACTTTTACTACAGAACTTATTTCAGGTATTAAATTGTTTCCTTTTCAGCATATGGCTATTAAGGCAATGTTCGAGACTGATTATTTTATGGGTGTCTGGAGTCGTGGTATGTCTAAGTCTTTTACTACGGGTATATATGCGTTCCTTGATGCAATTTTAAATCAGGGGGTAGAGATTGGAATTTTGTCTAAGTCATTTAGACAGGCTAAGATGATATTTAAAAAGATAGAGGATATCGCCGCCAAACCCGAAGCTTCATTTTTGGCCCAATGTATTACTCGAAAGTCAAAGAGTAATGATGAGTGGCTTATGGAAATTGGATCTTCTAGAATCCGAGCTCTACCATTAGGTGACGGTGAAAAACTCCGTGGTTTTAGGTTTCATAGAATTATCATTGACGAGTTTTTATTAATGCCTGAAAGAATTTACAATGAGGTTATTGTTCCGTTCCTTTCTGTTGTTGAAAATCCAACTCAGAGGCAAGAGCTTCACGATCTTGAAACCAAGCTTATTGAAGAGGGAAAAATGACAGAGGAAGAAAGGTATCAGTGGCCTAACAATAAATTAATAATGCTTTCTTCTGCTAGTTATAAATTTGAATATATGTATAAACTCTATTGTCAATTTGACGATTTAATACATCAGCCTGATCAGGACAAACATAATGCTCATAGAACTATTATGCAGTTCAGTTATGACTGCGCTCCTCAACAGCTTTACGATCAAAACCTTATAGACCAAGCTAAGGCCACTATGAGTCATAGTCAATTTGAAAGGGAGTTTGGGGCAGTATTTACTGATGATAGTAGTGGTTATTTTAAGACATCGAGAATGGCAGGGTGTACTGTGGCTGAGGGTAGCAACCCTTGCGTCGAAGTGAAGGGCGAACAGGGCGCAAAATATATTTTATCTTTCGATCCTAGCTGGGCGGAATCAGAGAGCTCAGATGACTTTGCTATGACCGTGTTTAAATTAAATCCTGACACTAAAATGGGAACCATGGTGCACGGTTATGCTTTAAGCGGAACTAATTTAAAGCAGCACATCCAATACTTTGACTATATACTTAAAAACTTTAATATAATATTTATCGTAGGGGACTACAACGGAGGCGTGCAATTTATTAACGCTGTAAATGAGAGTGCTATATTTAAAAAACAAAATAAAAAAATAGGTGTTATATCTTCCTCTTTTGATAAGCCTGAAGAGTATCACTCAGACCTGCTTGAGTTGAAGAGGGAATATGATCTTGATTCAAATAAAATCTGCTATCTAAGAAAACCTTCTTCATCGTGGATTCGTGTTGCTAACGAATTGCTTCAGGCTAATTTTGATCATAAAAGAATATGGTTCGGGTGCAGAGCTACTGACGACCAGTATCACGAACAAGTCAGAAAAAAGATTCCAATCTCAAAAATAAAATTCTTAAGAACCGCAGACGCAGAAGAAAAGCAGAGCGATAGAGCAAAGATGATTGATTTCGTAGAACATCAGTACGACATGATCGAGCTAACTAAATCTCAGTGCGCTTTAATACAAATTAAAACATCCCCTCAAGGAACACAAACCTTTGACCTTCCAGATAATCTGCGAAGGCAGAGCGGCCCAGACAAAGCAAGAAAAGATAGTTATTCTTCACTTGTACTTGGTAATTGGATGATTAAAATATATAATGATATGAATGATGCTAAGATCGAAAATATTCAATCCACATTTACACCAATGTTTATTGGCTAATATCTATTTCTTTTAAATAATGTGTACCAAGAATTGTGAAAAAGTATAAATATTCTACCCAATTTAATTTTGAAGTTTCTGCTGCTTCTCTAGATGAATATGAAAATGTATCTGAGGCTTCTTTAAAAAAATTGAGCGATTTAATTCCAGAGGATGTAGATTTAGAACGCAATATCGACATAACCGCAGTAGCTTTTAACGCTGCCGTGGTAAATAAGTTTAATAAAAATGGAGATGGAATTGATAGTAAATCAGCAATAGCGATTAAAGATCTTTTTATTCATAAGCCTTGCAATATAGAACATCAAAAAGATAATGTTGTTGGACATATAATATCCGCAGGTTTTTCAGAATATAAATCAAATAACGAATTTATTCAACCAGACCCTAATTCATCCGAGCCATTTAATATTTGTCTAGGAGCTATCGTTTATAAAACTGTGCAGCCAGAATTTGCAGAACAAATAATTGACTCTGTCGATGAGGAAAGTGAAAACTACCAGTCTGTTTCAGCTAGCTGGGAGATAGGTTTTAACGAATATGCTGTTGTAGTCGGATCTGGCCCGCTCGAAGAAAGAAAAATAATTCGAGACCAAGATGAGGTAAAGGCTCTTAGCGCTAATCTGAAATCTTTTGGAGGCAAAGGCGTTACCGAAGACGGTGAAGAAATAAACCGTTTAATAGAGGGTGAGATTTACCCTCTTGGGATAGGCTTTACTAATAACCCCGCAGCAGATGTAAAAGGCGTTGTAATGAAGGATGAAGATGATAAAATAGAAAATGTTGATAACTCGAGTGTTATAGAAAAAAATAATCATCAAGAAAAAAGTTCTCTTTTGAAAGATAGCGCTGTAATACAAGAGGAACAAAACTTTTTTTCAAAAACTATGGAAAAGCAAGAACTACTAAAAGATATTGAACAGCTCCTTTCTGAAAAGGCGGCTGCAAAAGACTTTTCGGATGAAGCTGTCGCTAACATCGCCAAGGTCTTTCATGATGCAATTCATGAAAAGAGCAATGAGTATGTTGAGCAGATTGAAAAAGCGAAAGCTGAGCAAGCCGAAGCGCAAACTCAAAAAGAAGAGCTAGCAAAAACGTTATCAGAGCTTCAATGCAAGCTTGGAGAAACTGAAGAAAAACTTCAGTCACTTGAAGTTGAGAAAACAGAAAGAGAATCTCAAGCAAGATTTGATGCAAGAATGAACGTTATTGAAGAATCCTATACTCTAGAGGATGCTGATAGAAAAATTATCGCAGAAGAATTATCAAGTATTGATGACTCTGAAGAAGCTTTTGCTTCATATCAAGAAAAGCTTTCTGTAGTATTTAAGTCTAAAAGCAATGAGTACATTCAGAAACTAGCTGAAGAAATGGAAGCTAAAATTCAAGAAGAAGTCGCGAAAAGACTTAGTGAAGAATCTTCACAAGCTAGCGAAGAATTACCTGAAGAAGGCTCCACATTAATTGAAGAATCATTAGAAAAAGCTAACGCAACAGAAGTTATTCCAAATAACAACTGCCAAACTTCCGAAACAGAGGAATCTTTGCGCAGTCGATTTGCTCAAGCTTTTAAGGATTCTGTAAAAGTTACATACTAAATTTAAGGAAAATAAAATGGCTACTAGATTAGAACCATACAGAGACTACAGCGAACATGAGGTAATTAACCTCTTTTCGTTAGCCGTTGCAGACGACCAAGATTTACATCTTTGGGGACCTGGCGACGCACTCTCGGGCGATCAGGATGCGGGC